TTTGAAATATTTGCAGACAAAATAGATCAGGATAAAAAGTTAAGACCTATCGCTTTAAGAGATTTTTACACTGACACTTATTACAACGGAATTTATGATGAAACAATTGAACAATTCACAGACGAATACCCCCTTACTCCAACAAATAAGCAATCGATTGAAGATTTTATGCGTTCTCATAGTCGTCCTCCCTTGGATTACATTCCTGACGCTAGGGTTGTATTTGACCCGTCTGTTAATAAAGGTATTCAGTTAGAAGAAGCACCTTATTATGTAAATTTATATAGAAAAACTCCTTACATGTTAAACGCATCGGAAGATGCACCCGAATTAGAATATGGGACAGCGCATAAACTTCATAGCTCCGCTCCTTTTACTGCGAAGTTGTTGTCCCATGTTCTTGGCTCAGGTAAAACAGAGTTTGAACATTTTGTTAACTGGCTTGCATACATCTACCAAAATAAACGTAAAACAATGACAGCCTGGATTTTTACAGGTGTACCAGGTACTGGTAAAGGGTTGTTAATTCACAAAGTACTTAAGCCCCTGTTTGGTGAACAACAAGTACCAATGCGAGCTTTAGAAAATATAGAAGAACAATTTAATTTGTATATGAGAACAGCTCTCTTTCTCGTAGTTGATGAATTTAGAATGGCAGACTCAGGTTCTGTTGGTAAAATGGCTGATAAATTAAAACATCAAATTACAGAACCTAATCTTACAATTCGTGCAATGCGTACAAACCAAATTGAGCTGCCAAGTTTTTGTAATTTCTTATTTCTAACTAACAGAGGCGACGCAGTAAAAATAGAAGATGGTGATCGTCGTTACAACGTGGGCCCACGTCAGGAAGTAAAGTTAGAAAAAGCTCACCCTGAATTACTTACAAACATGGCGCAGCTGGAAACTGAACTGTACACCCTAGCAGGTGTATTAGATAAATTTAAAGTAGACCAACGCATGGCACACACAGCTTTAGAAAACGAAGCTAAAACACAAATGAAAGAAATTTCAATGTCAGTGCTTGAAGAATTTGCATTTGCAATTAGACAACGTAATCTTGAATACTTTATTGATATATTAGAAATACCACTTACAAACACTTTTGACGCTGGTGGTATAAGTACAACTCAACGCTATGTTAAAGACTGGGTTGCGCGTGTAGGTCAAGACATGTGTATACCTATGTCTCACTTTAAATTAGTTTACGATATTCTTACCGATAGTCGTAATAAACTTTCACAACGAGATTTTACTAAAGCAATGTCTCGATTAAATATAACTACAGATGTCAAGCGCATACAAACAAAAACCGTGCGAGGGGTTGTATTAACTTGGAAATTAACTAATACTATACGAGAAGACATAATAGATAATCATTTTGAAGAAAATGATTTAAAATTAATTAAAGAGAGTTAATATTATTCAATGAGTGAGCTTGTACAAAACAAGCGTCCAGATCTGATAACCATAACAGAATTGGACAAACCCAAGGAACTGGGCCTGATACCTGCATGGTCTCATTCGGCTTTAAAAACATATGAAGCCTGTTCTTACAGATCTTACATTGCAAAAGTAAAAAAAGTACAAGAAGATTTTGGACCAGCTGCTGCGCGCGGTACTAACATACATTTACAAGCAGAAGATTATGTTAAAGGAGAACTTGCTGAGTTTCCAGATTCTCTTAAAAAATTTGAACCCCAATTTGAAAAACTTAAAGTTCTTTTTGCAGATGCAAAAGTTGAACTTGAAGGTGAATGGGGTTTTACAATTGATTGGGAACCTTGTGGTTGGATGGCTCCTGAAGTATGGGGTAGAGTTAAATTAGACGCTATCGTACATGAAACAGAAACTTCAGCACGAGTTATTGATTACAAAACAGGTAAACAATTTGGTAATGAAATAAGCCATTCACAGCAAGCTTTAACTTACGCCATAGGAAGTTTTATGCGTTACCCAGAATTACAAAGCGCTAATACAGAAATATGGTACTTAGATCATGGAACAATAATGGAACAAACATATACAAGAGATGAAGCTATGATGTTTATGCCAACATTACATGAACGCGCAATAGCTATGACTACTGCTACAAAATTTCCACCAAACCCTAGCAATTATAATTGCAAGTGGTGTTCGTATGGTAAGGGTGAATACCCTATTTGCGAATGGGGAATAAAATAAGTATAATAAATACTTAACAACGAACGAATAACAATGAGGAACGAATTATGGAAGATATTCCTGCTTACGAGCATCAAACAGAAACCACTGACTTTATCCTATCTCATCCCCGCTGTCTTATCACATCAGATCCTGGTACTGGTAAAACAAGAGCTGTGCTTGACGCTATTACAAAAATACCTGGCCGCACTCTTGTACTTGCACCTTTGTCTATACTAGAAGCTGCTTGGGTTGAAGATATATTAAAGTTTCAACCAACTATTAAATATGGAGTAGCATATGCTAAAAACCGCAAAAAAATATTTTCAGACCCTTCCTACGAAATGGTCATTACTAACTTTGAAGCTGTCAATTTTCTACACAAAAATAAAAATTTCCTTAACGGCTTTACTAAAATCGTTATTGATGAATTTACCGCTTTTAAAAATCGAGAAGCAAACCGCTCAAAAAATCTCAAACAAATTATCAGTCAGTTTGATTATAGGATTGCCATGTCTGGTACTCCTAATAGTAATTCTATTTTAGATCTTTGGCATCCTGTATTACTTGTTGATGACGGTAAACATTTAGGTGAACGCTTTTTTGCTTACCGCAATCAAGTATGCACCCCTAAATTTAATGGCTTTGCTAACGAATGGGTTGACAAACCGGGTATTGAAGAAACCATAGCAAAACAACTTAGCGATATTACTATTCGTTACAAATTAGAAGATTGTGTAGATCTCCCACCAAACATCGTACGAACTGTACGCACACACTTATCTCCTCAGGTTCAACAAATGTACAAAACATTTGCAGAAGAGAGTGTCTTGTATACACAAGCAGGTACTATTAATGCTGTACACGCAGGAGCTCGAGTTAAAAAGTTACTACAACTCATCTCAGGCGGAGTGTATGATGAAGAAGGTCAAGTTCAATATATTCATCAAGAACGTTACAACTTAGTTATAGATCTTATTAAAGAACGCAAACATTGTATCGTAGCATTTAATTGGAAACATGAAAGAGATGCTCTTATAGAACAAGCAGAAAAAGAAAAGCTATCTTATGAAATTATTGATGGTAGCGTTCCTGCTGAAAAGCGTATAGGTATTGTACAACGTTTTCAAGCAGGCCAAATACGTGTCTTGTTTTGTCATCCACAATCTGCAGGTCATGGTCTTACGCTTACAAAAGCTACCACGGCAATTTGGTGTTCTCCTACATATAACGCAGAACATTTTCAACAATTTAACAGACGTATACATAGGGCCAGTCAAACAGAGAAAACTGAAACAATACTTATTGCAGCTCATAAAACCTGGGAAGAGGATGTGTATGCAAAACTAAATGGTAAGCTAGGTAAAATGGAGAATTTACTTCATATATTAACAGGACTACAAAATGGGAATAAAGGAAATACAGCTCAACATTGAGATTATGGAAACTGTAGATGAACTAAGAAAACGCCCACACGATGCTATTGCAACAGCATTAGTATTTGTTATATCAGAACTTATGGTTTTACGTGGGGACACAGATCCAGATAAATTAGAAGAATTAGTTTTACAGGCTGGCAAGGAAGCCATTACATTAACAGACGGAGTGTTTCTTGCAACACCCGCAAACAGTACGGAGACTATACATTGAACGACGAAACACGAAACATGGATGACATGTTAAATGATCTCGCGGATACGCGAACCCAATTAGCTAATTTGCTAGAACAAGAAAAAACTCTTAAATCTAGAAAATTAGAATTAGAAACACAAATCGCAACCACACTAAAGAATCAAGGGATTGATCGAGTGGGGAATGATACGTGTACCGTTTCCATTAAAACAGAAACGGTCCCAACGGTAGAAAACTGGGATTTTGTTTACCAGCACATACTCGATACAAAACAGTTCGAGCTGCTGCAAAAACGTATGTCAGCAACTGCTTATAGGGAACTGTTACAACTCGGCATGGATTTGCCAGGCGTAACATCAACGGAGTTGACCCGAATTAATTTCAGGTCAAAGTAATATTAACAATATCAACGAAACAAGGAGTACGTACTATGAGTGATATTGCATTAGTAAGCGATAAGGTACCTGCACACGTGCAGGCTGGTGGTGGTCTTGGTAACGAAAACGTTACTGCAGATCACTTGCAAACCCCTAGGGTTAAACAACTTCAACAGTTATCTAATGAAGTTGACGAAAACCACAGTGAACACATTGAGGGATGCAAACCGGGTGACTTTATCAACACCATAACAAGAGAAAACTACGGAAAGGAACTTTATGTAATTAACGTAAAGTTTACTGAAGAGTTTGTTGCTTGGAAAAAACGAGAAAAAGGAGGCGGCTTAGCAGGTATTTATGCAACTGAACAAGACGCTTTTAAAGCTCTCGAAGCCCAAAAAGAGAACCCTGAGGATTATGATATTACTCAGACTCAATCGCATCTTTTAATTAAAAAAGATGCAAAAACGGGTGCACTTGATACACCATTTATTTTTGACTGTGCTTCTTCAAAGCTAAGAGTCTCAAGAGAATGGAACACGCAGGTTGCCCGTTTAGGTGGAGATAGGTTTTCTTCTTTATGGAAGATGTCTTCTTCACAAACCCAAAACCGTGCAGGGCAAAAGTTTTTTAACATTGCCGTAGAAAATGTTGGTTGGGTTACTGATGACGATTACGAAAACGCTAAAAAAGTATTTGATAGCGTATCTAAGTAATTATTTTGCTTACATGGTGCGACATATACTGTCGCGCCGTGTATACTAACTTTCAAGATGCTAGACATAAAACAAAAAGGATGGTTCTGGGACGATGTAAACAAACGCATGTATCGTTGGCATGACCTACAACTCCTCATGAAAGAGCGAGCACAAAAACTTGAAAGAAAAGGACTTCATCAACAAAATTCACAAAAAGCTTCCTAAAGAAGTTTATAAGTGGAAAATTAATGATCCATACCATGGAGGTGTCCCCGACACTTTTTATTCAGGCCCAGCCGGGTTTGCTTTTTTTGAATACAAATACATACAACAGCTGCCTAAACGTAGCACGTCAAAAATAAAAGTTGATCTTTCACCACAACAAAGAATTTGGTTACAAAGACAGTATGACTACAACATGCCTGTGTATTACATTATAGGGGCCCCGGATCTTTGTGTTGTAAGCCAAGACTTCCAAAAAAAATTTTTTACTTTAGACGAGTTTCTTAAGCATGCCGTGCCAATTAAAGAATTTATAGACAAAATAAGCAACATATGTTTACATAATAAGGAGGATTAAATGGAATTTGACCCAGTAAACAAACCAATACACTATAACCAGGGTGGTATAGAGTGTATAAGTGCAATAGAAGCAAGTATGACAGACGACCAGTTCGCTGCATATTGTAAAGGCAACGTAATGAAATATCTTTGGAGATATGAACAAAAAAACAAAGGACAAGATTTACGAAAAGCAGAATGGTATCTACAACGTCTAATAAAGGTTGTAGAAAAAAACAATGAGTGAAGAAACACGGTTCACTAGATTAACAAAATCACTCGGTTGTTGTGCAAGTCTTGCAGATTGTCCATGCATTGGAATTTGTTCTGTAACTCAATGGGGTGATGAACGTTGCAAAGGATGTGGAAGAACTGCAACTGAGTTAAAAGAATGGGGAACTTACTCAAATTTAGATAAAAAACTTATAAATTTACGAAACGCTGCTGAAAATTACGATATAAGACAGGTAAAACAGTTAAACCGTGTTACACGCTCTAAGAAGCCCATCACTGCATTTTAGCTCTTACGATACCTAATGCATTAACTACTATGAGATCTCTTTACCACGGGCATCTGGTGAAGCCATTTTTTTAAAAAACCCTAAAAATTAACACTTCCAGCGTTTTCTTGCTTGCCTCAACCTTGAATTAGGATTTTTTGCTGCTTTTGGGAATTTTTTCATTTGACCAGCAGATCTAGCGCAATAAGACTTACGTCTTTTAGCAGCTTTGCTTCCCTTTTTAACTTTTCCTGTTACTGCGGTTTTAAGTTTAGATCCAGGATTTTTTCTTCTGTACGCTGCTACTCCAGCTCTGGTCATACCAGCGCCTTTTTTAGTTGGACGAAAATTCTTTTTATTCCGCTTAGGCATATTATCTCTTTTTCTTGGCACGGGTTCTCCTTCTTTTTACAATAGTTTTTACATTTCGTGGCTTACCACCTGGGTTGCCAGCTGCACGTTTACGTTTAACAGCGCTGCGCTTTTGTGCTGCAGTCATGCTATTAGCTTTTGATCTTGGTACACATTTTGGGTACTTACGCTTGCTTTTACCTTTAGCAGATTTTCTACCACATGCTTGATATTTACCTTTTTTCTTTGGTGCACCAATATCAACCCAGTCACCTTTTGGCCCTTTACCAAACCATGCAGTTAATCCACCCGTAGGTTTAGCCATTATCTATACCCACCACCGCGTTTTTTATAAGTACGCACTAACCAACCGTTGGCATATGCACTTGGATATACCTTAAACTTACGTTTAGCTTCTGACTTTACTCTAGCATATAAGCTTGGATTAGTAGGAGTTGCCCCCTTTCTTTTACTAGTTTTTCTTTTAACTGCTTTCTTTGGCATTATTTTACCTTCCTTGGGCGCCCTCTTTTTTTTGGCGCCTGTGGTTTATTGGGCGTTAATCCCCATTTAAAAAGTTTTGCATAACTTTTTTTCACTTTTTTAAAAAACTTTTCAATGTATTCCATATAAAAAACTCCTGCCATAATCAATAAGGCTATTATTATAGTATACCAAATGATGTTCATTTTCTCTTTCTACGAGATGTTTTTGTACGTTTAAAAGATCTATTAGATTTTTTTGATTCCATTCTAATGTTCTTTACTTTAGCATTTAAAGGGTTGTTATCTTTATGTGCTACATCTTTACCATCACCTTTTTTAGCTTTACCTAAACGCACCATAATACGCCTGGACTTGTTGCGTCCAGCTCTGCGTTTTTTTTGTGTTTCTTTTGAATGGTAATTATCGTACTCTTTACGATAGTTTCTTTTAGCAGCCACTACTTACCGACTTTGTTCTGGGCCTTTTTGTGTGCAGTTCTAAATGTATCGCCCATAAGCATACGTCTTTTCATATAAGCCATATGTTTTGTGTTGTGATGTTTGCTGTGTCTTTTTAAAGCAGCTTCTTGTCGTTTAGTAATGCTTTTCTTTACAACTTTTTGAAAGGGTTTATTTTTAGTTCTTGCCATTTTTATTTTTTATGGCTGCAGTAATAATATCACCGCGAGTTACTTTATTGGGGTCTCCATACAAAGAAGCAAGCGTACCGTTTTTTCTTTTCTTTTTGCGAGCTTTTGCAGCTTGCATATATTTTTCATTAGCCATTTGATTTCTCCGATGTTGATATTAAAAAATCAATAATCTTTATCTTATCATTAACTTCCGCTAGTTGTCCTATAAGCTTATCTAGTTCAATACTAAAAGCTGTATGTTCAGGAATACTAGTTGGGTTATTTAATAAAACCTCTAAATCTAAAGTTATTTGTGCACGTTGACCGTGCAGCACTTCCTTTTGTGTGCAAAGCACTCCTAGCTTATCCATACTTACCTACTTCTTTTTCTTTTTGCCGTAAGACATTGCCTTAGGTTTTTTAGTCATAGATTTCTTTTTACTAGGTTTCTTTTTGTTGCTGTAGTTATACATATTTATGCCTCCACATTTCATAGTTTTATCTTACTCTATGTCATCATTTTCGGCAACTCCATATATTTGCCAAGTAAAATAACCATCTAAATCTGCTGTTTCCACGGTGTTTTGATACCACTCAATAACTTTGGCATTAGTTAAAGTAT